CTTCTCTACTTGGTACATACAAATAAACACATAATGAAGAATAATCGGTTAGAGTCAAAACTAATGAGTAGAGAAGGACAAGATGTAATAAAGGTAAGATCTAGGTCAACAGAAAAAATATCATGTAGATCAATAGAACAAATAATAGCTAAGCAGACGGTACAAGATATACCCAGACGAGGAATTAGACACTTGTGCGTAGATAGAGAATTATGGAATAGTTTTAAAGTACCAAGTAGAGAAGTTATGAAATTTTATGATTTAGACATCCAATACATACATAAGATACGTGACGCATCAATAGATGATGATTATGATACAATAATAGAGAAATTGGGAGATTTATGTACTTGTGGCAAAGAAGCAGCCACTATTTTAAATGGGGTTGATATAAAATTATTGAACAATATAAATGTTTATACACAATGTCCCTTATTGAAGATAACATGTATTAGGAAGGTTGTATCCCAAATATCACTACCGGATCCCATGGTCGCAAATGATTTTTTTAGATTTTACAAAAATAAGTATCACGACAAATTTATGAAGGCGGCTGAAAAATTTTTTTACATTACGCCCAAAGCCATGATTGAGAGTATAAATGTGTTGAAGAAACAATTAGAGATGGTCCCATTTTACGATGGTAATAAAATATGGATGTTAGAAGAACTTAAGAATAGTTATAAACATCACAATAAAATAGAGATACAGGAAATCCATGACAAAATTAGGCAGATATGTAATCCGGAAATAGCCGACAAGTTTATTGGTATGTTACTTGAGAAGTCATTGACGGCAATGATGTATGATGTTTTTGGACCTCGATACGGAGTAGGATTGAGTAATGTAGAGAAAGCAAAAGAAATAGAATTACAACTGAAAAATAGGAAATATGTCACGTTGGATGTCAGTGGATTTGATAATAGCCATAATAGATATTTTAGACAACCATGGGATTATTTAATATCAGAATTGGCTGATAAATATAGTCATAGGTTGACCAGTTTTATGTATCCATCGATTATGAAGCAACAGATGTGTAAGAAAGACTCTCAGGTGTATTATTATATAAAATACGGTAAGAAGCAGGTACTATACGCAAAATTAAGTTTAGGTCCAAGATTAGCATCAGGCTCTACATATACAACATTGATAAATACATTTTTAATGGTACTAGCAATAGAGTATGTCGGCTATAAATTAAACGATACACAAACAACATCGAGTACATCAGGGGATGATAGTGCAGCCATGCACTCGGAAAATTTAACAGATGAGCAGATAGTAGAAGGTTATTTTAGTGTTTACGGTTGTAAGGAAATAGATTTTTTTAACAATCTGGGTATAAAATTAAAATATTGTATCATCAGTAATAAGGTGGAAGACTTAGTACCGTGCTCGTTAGATACATTTAGATGTAAATGTGGCGTACACATGGTAAGGCATTTTTTTAAATATATAAGGGACACATTTGTCAGTGAAAAATACATTAGTAAAATGATGGCGTTAAATATACCAATAAAATATTTTGAACAACTTATTTATCAAGGAGAAATGGCTTGGGCTAAGGGTTTAAAATTTGTAGAAAAAGTAATGGCACCTTTAAATCACGGTATATCGATGGATACTATATCAAACTATATAACTGAAGTTTACAAGAAAAGATTAGAAACTAGTCATAAGATAACTAGTGAATACTTAAATAAGGTCTATAATATAACTCATATGGAAGCAGGTGAAAGTCAATCAGAAAAAGCCGCCAAGATTATAGCAATCCTCAAAGATGAAAAATACGTAAAATTTAGGGTAGGTCAATACTGTAAGGAATGTAGCGATAGTTATAATAGATATCTACGCACAAAATATGGAATAGATCCTTACAACCTGATAGGTTTTTTAGAAGATAAATCAACCCATTATGAATACATCAACAACATATTAGTAGAAAGGGATAATAGATACATACCAGAATATATAATACGAGAAGCAAAAAAATTTTATGAAAATAGACAGGCCTTAATAAATAAGAAAAATACACCTGAGATAATTAAAAGAACATATTATAAAAACCTAGATCTTTGGAAAAATAGGATAGACATGATACCATCAGATGTCATACAGATCACACCAGACAATTATGATTTGAGGAAAAGATATTTAACGGAACTATATATGAATATAATAAAGGATAAATCCGATTATTTTTTGAAATTATTTGATGAAACAAACAAGCCATTACTAATGATGTATTATAGTACTGATCAACCTATAGCCAAAATTAAGCGACCCGTTACTGTAGATCAAATATATAACGGAACCAATACTTATCAGAATATCAGAATCCAGAATGTAACATTTAAATTAGTAGAGCCTGAATTTGAGATAGATTATGGAGCCTTACCTAAGAAGAGAAGAAGGAAGAAAGAAAAGAACTTTAATGAAATGTATAAAGGTAGTGATACAGAGAAAATGACTAATTTTATAGAGGATTGTATGAAAAAAATAAATGATTTTACATTGAATACTCATATGATAATCAATAAAGACCTACCCAAATTAGATATAAGTGACGCCAAAGAGATAATAGATTACAGGAAATATTACATCACAGCTAGAAGATTTTATCAGGAAACCGGGAAAGAAGAATACCAGAGACAGTCTTTGTATTGTTACAACAAAATTAAAGAATTAGCAGCAATTGAACCAGTTTTTGACTCTGACTTATTATCAACAGACTAATACTTACAGATTAGATAAAATGAACTAAATTGAATTAAATTAAATTAAACTCTGCCCCTTTAAAATACAGAGTAAGTAGAAAAAACTCCTTTGGG